TCAAGAAGTTGTGCGACTACGCCTTTCTTATGAGCATCTTCAATTTCTGGAAGTGCTTCGTGATTTAGAACGGGTGCCCACTTTTCTTGGAGATTTTTAATAGACATTTTCTCTAGTTAAAGTGATTTAGTTAATTTACAATTATGTGGACCAACGAGCGATTGCATCAACGTACTTAGACATTGTGCCACTTGTTGTGGATTCTACAAGGGGTTCAGAACTTTCTTCTGTGGGGTCAGTCTTTGCAGATTCTGCAACAACTTCAGCCTTCTTGGTAAAGTATGATTCCTTAATAGTATTGACTTTCTTACGAAAATCCTCTTCATTTTCAAACTCAACACCCTCTGCCAATGATCCTAACTTCTCCTTTTGGGTTTCAGCAAGACCAGTAGCCACTTCGTTCACAATTTCCATTTTTACAAATTCTCCAATTCTCTTATTTAAAGAGACGTTGGTGTCGATTTGCTCGTTGAGTTTAGCTTCCATATCATCTATTTCCCCTGCCATTCCATCTAGCAGGTTAAACTTCTCTTCGGGCACTGTAAAGTTGTGCTCGACGAAAAGATCTTTTAGACCGTTGAAGAATGATTCTGCCATCTCAGTTTTGATACCGTGCTCAATCTGGAGTGAATTTTCTTTCATCCATGATTCAGCAGCATAAGATAGATAGTCATCAACCTTCTCGGCCAATTCTGTTTGAACTTTTTCGACTTCCTCAGTCAAGGTCTGTTCAAATGCCTCTTGCAAAGTTTTAACTTCGTCGTTGACTCTGGCGGTAACCGCAGCCTCGAAAATAGTCGCAGCTTTTACTCGGAACTCTTCTGAGAGTTCTTCACCAGCGACAAGAGCGTTAACATCTTCAGTAAAGTCGTACTTGGTTTCAGCGATTGTTTCTTCTTCGCCATTGTCAGTCTCCTCCATTTTTGCAGATGCATCAGAAGGTTTTGTTTTAAGGGACTTGTCACCTTCTACGCTTACTGCAGCTGCAGCAGACGCACCAGCGTTCTTAGTACCTTTTGCACCTTCCATTGAATCAGAAGTAACTGCAATAACCTTCTTACCACCTGACTTAGATGTGTCTAGGGGCATACCTGGTTTTGCGTTCTTCGTGATAGGATCAGAGCCTTCGTCCACTTGTTCCATGTTATCTAACTCTTTATCGAGGGTCTCAGCCATTTGTTTAAACTCCGTTTAGCTTTGCGTTGTCTGTATTTATTTATAAATCATAAACTCTTCAAAAACGCTTCAAACGCGGAAATTTTGCGTTCTTGAAGGTTTAAAAGGGTTGCTTGATCTATTTCTTGTTTAATTTGAGCAACAGTAGACTCTTTCAAGACTCCGTTATCCCAAACCCACTCCTTTCCTTCCATGATTCCATCGACAAATGCATCTGGTGCGGAAGGATCAGCGACTATATCAGCAGCAGTTGCCAACATAAAGTCGTCCATAACAACGTGACAGTTCTCTTCTTTACGAATTGAACCCATGCCTCTAGATGAAACACCTAGTCTGACACCCTCACTTAAGAGGTCTTTTGCGATTCTTCCCATAGGAGTTTCAAGTAACTTTGCCTTACCGATAAAGTTATTTCCATCTTCTTTGAGAGAAACTATTTTATGTGATACACGATCAAGGTTGATCGAAGGACCATCAGGATGACCTAATTCTCCAAGAGCTCGCCCTTTTTGAATATAGTTCTCATCGTATTTAGCAACTTCGTTCTGCAAAGTCTTCAGAGGATACATTCTGTTGTTACGGTTTTTCAATTCCGCTTGCAGAAAGATACCTTCAATAAAGTAATTCTTCTTGCCTTCTTTCTCTTCTTCGAGAAATTGGACGTTAGTAATTTCTTCAGCTATCAGTCTCATCTTTTGGTTCCTCTGTTGGTTCTTGTTCAGCAGTTGGTGGATCTATCGATGAAGGTGCTGTATCTACAACTTCATCAGCAGGAGGGTCTTCTGGTTTACGACCAGAATACTCCACGTTCTCAGGTTCTTCAGTACCGTCAGGAAGTTTATCTGCAATTTCATCTGCAGCATCCTGTGCGGTATCTCCTAGTTCAAAACCCATACTCTTAGCAAACTCAACCTTTCTTTGCTGAACTGCATCATATGCAGCAGCACTCAACGCATCATTGGTAGCATCGATTGCTTTCGCTTTATCGTCTCCAAATATTTGTTGAACAATTTGTTTTGCTATTTCTGTAGGCATGATAATTCCCTCACATTGTTATTTATTATTTAGAATTCTCCCCGCTTCAAGTCGCCACTATCGACTTGGGGAGTTTCTGGTTGGGCTACTTGCCCTTCTGGGGCAACGCCAGGATCCATAGAGGGATCCATCTCCGCATCAGGATCAAGTATAAGACCTGCTTCTCGTTCAGAATTGATCTGTTTGTCAATGTCTTTAATCTCCTGTTCAGTTTGTTTTAGAACCTGACGACGCATATACTCTATAGAGAAATACTTGCCAACGAAAGGATCCATTGAAGCAACTTGGTTCATACGTTCATTACGAATTTCAATTTCCTTCAATTCAGTGAAGTAATTGTCAGCAATGAAATCAAATTGAACGTGCTCTTTCATTTCATCCCACTCTTCAAGAGAACAAACTCCCTTTAGAATGAGTTGAGTTTTAAGAAGATCGATGAACAATTCAGAGAATCTTTTACGAAGACGTGCAACAAATTTCTGGAATTTTACTTCATCCCTAGTAATTTCAGCAGCACGACCAATGTTAAATGTAGTCTCTGTCTCTAATCTAGAAGATGGAACGTTAAGTGCCTTGTATAGTTTCTTTTGGAAATACTTTACGTCTTCTAGTTCACCCAGATTCTGTCCACCAGGAAGAGTAGTGATCTCAGTACCTCTACCGCCTTCACGACGAGGTAACCAGAAGTCTTCCAACATGGACATGAACTTCTTGTCATCTTTAATCTCACCAGTGTTCGCATCATATACTAACTTGTTACGATACCTACCCATAACCTCACGGAGGTATTGCTCCGCTTTGTTTTTAGGAAGATTACCAACATCAATATAGAATATTCTACGTTCTGGTGCTCTTGATAATCTATAGATCACCAATGAGTCTTCAATCATACGGAGTTGGTTAACCGCTTTGATTGCTTTATGTAAGTGACTTAATGTCATGTTCTTATTGAGATCCTGTATACCAGAATGACAATAAGAGATTGAATCAGCAGCAATTTTAATGCCCTGATTGGTTGAGTTCTTTAATCCTTTCGGATTATATAAGAAATATTCTGCACTCTTTTGAGTGAGTTGAGTATTTAAATCAAGACCGCGTAATTGTTCTGGTCTCTTTTGGTCATACTCTGTGACCTTACGAATCTTACGAGGATCTACATAGCGTAGTTCTGTAAGACCTAGTTTTGGATTATCTGGATCTATAACCTTATGATAAAACAATCTCCCATCAACATACCATCGACGGAAGATTTCATAAGATCTATTATCAAAATCAAGAAGACGAAGGATAGTATCAAACTCATCCCTAATTAACTTCTTAATTTTTTCTGATTGTTTTAGATTAGATAACTCTACTTCAACAGGAACATTATCAAAATTACCGCAAATAGTTTCATTTACGATATCATCCACAGCACTATCGCACTCTGGTTGAAGAACCATCTCTCTATAACGAGAAATTAGTTCATAATCATTTCTTACTGTTCCATCAAAGTCAACGGAATATCCATAGTACCCGCCACCTACGATAGGTTGCGAGCCATCCATATTATCCTTTTGAACAAAAGAAGGTCCCTTAGGAACCTTCTTTGCTCTCTCAAGTGAAAAACCGAAGAGCTGATTTGCCATTATTAAATGTTATTAATTATTGGTCCTGTTCTATTTAGCAACTAACTCTGATAGACATATGGAGTCCAGTATTGAACTTGCATCTCTACAGTAAATTCTTCAACCGCATCGTTGTTACCGAAATCAAGGTCGATAGCAGCGATTGCACTTGGGAAGATATTATAGAACTTATATGACTTAAGAATTTCTTGTTTTGTTTGCTGATTCTTTTCAGTGCTTCTTGCTAGTTGATGAACAACCATGTCCGCGAAGTAACCAGTAGAATCATCTTCATTACCTAGAGTGGCTGCAGCAGTAAAGTTTTCATTGTATGCTTGAATTGAAGATGCCCAAAGTTCAAATGCACTTCTAAGAACAAAGTTACTATCGTTCATAATAGTGATTGTCCATGGTTCAAATGTCCTGTCACCTGCGATCTTTAGAACACGTCCTCTGAAAGGAACTTCAATAACACCAATCTGGGATGAAGGTAAGTTCGCTGCACGAACCGTAAACTTTCCTTGATTCTGAAGTGCTTTATTATCTAGTCCAGCAATACCAGTTGGGAAGGCAAGATCTACTTGGAATAAATTAGGTCTTGCGAAATCTGATGTTACCCCTGCCTTAAAGCTGTCAATAGTAAATCTGTCTGCCATTTTCTTAATGCTTAATGTACCGTCCTTTATATTTAGACATATGATTATTTTCGAGCATAAAAAAACCTCCGCAACGCGGAGGTCTTAATGTCTTTATTGATTATTGTGCGACTTCACTGAAGGAAACTCCAGTTCTTGTTGCTACAAATGTTAGTGAAATGTAGTTGATAGTGCGTGTTGGTTTCACGAATATCTCAGCATAGAACTCACCGCGATCAACAGATGCAGGTGGGTTATTTTCTGAATCACATTTGATTAAGAAATCAGTTACACCACGACGACCTTGAACATCCCTTAGATATGGTTCAACAATATTAAGGAATAGAGATCTTTGTGCCTCATCATTTTGCTCGAAGAGCTGTGCTTTAGCAGCACCTGAGATAACTTTCTCAATAGTAAGGAACAAGCGACGAACGTTAATTCTATCGAATGCACTTGCAAATCCAAGAGCAGTCTTGTCACCGTAAAGTACTACACCTTGACCAGGGAATGATACGATTGGGTTAATGCGTGCTGCATATAACTTATCTCTCTGTGTCTGTGTAGGAGTGAATGCTAGTTTAATTGCATTTCTTAGGATACCGCGTTGGAAACCTGCTGGTGAGAACCATGGTTCTGAAACCTCAGTTGTCTGTAGGCAGAGACCTGCAATGTCACCATTACAAGGAACGTAACGATAAACATCATTATACTTGTCGTAGATATACTTGTATCCAGAGTCAAATACTAGGTAAGAAGAACTTGGTAGTTGATCAAAGAATGCAACAATGTTATCTGTGACAGTATTAGTATTGGAAATTCCAATTACATTACCACGACGAGGTGATACAAACACCATGCAGTCGCGTCTTTCTTCTGCAATATTTACTAGAGAAGTAATCTTAGCGAGTGCAGCAGCATCATCAGCACCAGAAGGACCAGCGATAATAAAGTCTATATCTTGTGACTCAGGATCTTGTCCTAATTCATATGCTGTAGAAATACCTGTGTTAGTAACAGTATAGTTACTACCAGATACTGCGTAATCAACTCCACCAGTTAGTCTGTAGTAGAATGTTGAGTTGTTCTTAGATCCAACAGTTGTTCTACCTGCAGGATAGTCAGTAGAACCAGTAGATGAACGAAGTAAGTTAAACTGTCTAGCAGTAGCAGTTTGTCCCCAGTTACCATCAGATGCTGAAGCAGTAGCAGAGAATAAACCAGTCTCATGCTTACCCCAATAGATGTAAGAAGACTTTTGTTTGATTACTTCTTTGTAGTAATTAGTTTCACCAACAGATGACTTAGCATCAGATGCCTTAGAAACACCTATGAAACGCTCAAGAACTGCACCTGCTGTACCAGTAATACCACCATCAACGTCAATTACAACGACGTGTAGTTCATCTCTGAAACCACCAGCGTTATTTGCGTATAGTGAAGTTTCTGGACGAGGAGCAACGTTTACCCATTTTACACCAGGTAAATACTCACGCTCTGAATACTCATCTCTTACAGAACTAATAGCAGCAGCGTTAGAGTTTGTATCTTGAATACTATCAGCAGCAGCGAAATCTATAGTTCCTTTGTTCTTAGCAATGTATACACGACGCTCGATACCAGATGTAGCAATTACACATGTATTAGAACCTTGAGTTACAGTCTGAGCATCAGCAATGATACCAGTAATACCACCAGCAGGGATACCAAGTTCAAGTTTCTTATTTGCAGGATCCCAAGCAAGAACATTTACTGTTTGGTTAGAACCTGAGATTGAAACAGTTGTTGTAGTTCCAGGTGTAAAGTCACCGACAACAGTTGTTACAGTTAATACGACACTATACTTAAACACTTTACCTGCAGCACCACCAGTGGCAGATACTGCTTCGTCAGCAACAAATTCCCAATCGTTACCAGATCCAGGAGCAGGTACAACAGCAATCTGATCAGCACCAGAGTCTGTTTTAAAAACTCCTATTGAGTTTCCTTTAGTTCCAGCTGTTCTAGCTCCGTAGAACCATGCGTTTGTTCCACCTTCAAATGTGGTTTCGTAATCTTGTAGGTTTTTAACCTTTACTGCGGTTCCGTTTGAAACTGCGTTCTTTAAATTTGTAGAGTCTACGCGAACTGTTTTTAGTGTTCCACCGTAGGATAGGAACTGTGCAGCAGCATACCAGTATTCGTAGTTGTTCTCGTTTGGTTTTCCAAACTGGTCAACTAAATCTCTTTCTGAAGCAATCTCTACGATTTGCTCAACGGGTCCTAACTCAAAAGGTGCTGCCATCAAACCGATATTCTCGGTAGATGCAGTGGTGATAGTAGTAAGATCTCTCTCCTGTACAACTACACCTGGCGATGACTGATTGGCTGCCATGTTTAATACTCTCCTAAAGTGCTCTCAGCGTTAATGTCTAAGATTATTTATATTTTTCAAACGTCACCTATAGTCCCACATGTAGGATTTATCTCCGTACTCCGCAACTTTCCACACATCTCCTTGAGCATCGGCAAAATATTCATCTTCCATTCCATCATCTACAAATCCAAAGGGTGACATATCCTGTTCTATTGATTCTCTTTGGTCATCATATATCCTTTGTCTTACATCATTATCATGCATCTCTTTAAAGTATTCTTGCATAGCCATCCACCCAAAAATAACAAGACACATCGCTAAGTCATCATTACATCCTTCTTCAGCAGCAAACGAAGTTCCTTTCTGAATGAATGTAGTGAGTTCTGCAATAGTGTCATAGTCAGGAATAACAAGTTTATCCTCTTCAATCAATGCTTTTAAATTTGAACATCCAACTGATTTAACTGCAGTTGACATTTTGACACCTAACTGTGTTTTCTTACCAGAGAATCCTTGACCTAATTGTTGACCCGCACGTCCACGCATTGCAGCCATTAATAGGTTTTCATATTCTAAATCAAATTGAATAATATCCGCGACCTGTCCACCTATATCATTTACCTCACACAGAACATACGCATTGTTATAATTTTTTGCTACGTTAATAACTATGTTTGGAAAAACAATAGGTTTGATTTCATTATTCTTATATCTAGCAACCATAGTATATGGTAGGGTGGTTGTATCTATTACAGCAAATGCAGAATAGTCATTTCCTATTCCACGAGATACGTCCACAGTTACAATATAATTATGATCTGGTTGTGCCTCTTCAAATACTGCAAGTCCTCTTCCTTGTTTTAATGGTTCCTCATAAGGCATGATTCTTAACTTACTAGGAGATATCAATGTATCAACAGATCCTAGGAACTCACATTCAAACTCAACTCTAAACTGTTGTTCTGATGTGTTTTTAATTGTTTGTTCTTTCCATACATCATCACGACCAGGTACTTCTGACCAATGAACCTCAGTTGGAACATACTCATTTTGTTTACGCTCTGCATCATGCCAGAGTTTGTAAAACATGTTCATCCCATGAGGTGTACTAATGATGATAACCTTGGTAGATTTACCAGATGAGATAGTAGGATATACAGAACTAAAAAACTGATCAGCGATATGATTCGGAATGAAAGCGAATTCATCCAAAAATATAACG